CGCGCGAAGTACGACTATTCCGGCGGCGTGGACGGCAGCGAGTACATCAAACTCGGCACGGGCGCGAGCCCTGCAAAGGCTGACACGAGCTGGCTCGATAAGCTGGGCGACAGCAACTACAACTACGATCAGAGCGGGCAGATCAGCGCAAAGCTCGACGCACTGCTGAACCGCACGCCGTTTTCCTATGATGCAGCGAGCGACCCGCTCTATCAGCAGTATCGCAAGCAGTACACGCGCGAGGCAGACCGCAGCGCTGAGGATGTGCTCGGCAAGGCGGCAGTGATGACGGGCGGGATGCCGTCCACGGCGGCGGTGGCAGCGAGCCAACAGGCGAGCGACTACCAGATGAGCCAGATGACGGACAAGATCCCCGAGCTACAGCAGCTTGCCTATAGCATGTATCAGGATAAATTGAGCGGCGACCGCGCCGACTTGAATACGCTGATTGGGATTGAGGACAACAACTACAACCGCTGGCTGGCTGACCGCAATTACCTCTATCAGCTCGCGCGCGATCAGGTGGGCGACCAGCAGACGGCGGATGCACTGGCGTATCAGAAGCAGCAGGACAAGCTCAACTATGACTACCAGAAGGAACGCGACGCCATCGAGGACGCACGCTATAATGCGGAATGGCAGTATAAATTGCAACAGGCCGCGCAGGCAGCGGCGGGGAAGGCAAGCGGCGGTGGCTCTCGCCGGACTTCCGGTGGCAGGACACGTAGCGGAGCTACCGGCGGATCGATGGACTACGAAGGCCTGTTTGCTGCGGCGCAGGCAAGCGGGAACCCCAAGAGCTGGCTTGCGCAGAAGGCTAACTACCAGAAGTACGGCTTTACATCTTCGAGCGGGCTCTATTCCGACTATGAAAACTGGCTGGAAGGTCAGAACGGTGGAGGCTCGAGCGAAGGCTATAATTCGAGCAATTTCAATGCGGCTATGAGCAGTCTGCGCACGATGCTTGCACAGGGGCGTACCGATTATGCTGTCGGAGGTATTGATTCTTTCTGGGATAAGCTGAGCGACGAGCAGAAGGCGCGCGTGCAGAAGATGCTGAACGAATACGGGCTGACTTACACGGAGGGCTGATATGGGAAAGCTGGTAGCACTGAATACCAATAACGATGAGAAGAAATTAAAGACCGAGCAGCCGATTGCGACCACTGTTGCGCAGGGGCGGCGCGGGAAATTGATGCAGACCGGGAGCACGAGCGCCCCGGTCTCTTCGCCACCTACAGTATATCGTACGAGCCCGGTGAAGACGACGCCAGTGACGCAGCAAAATGTCGTGACGCCGAAGAACCAAAGCAGGCTTGGCAAAGCGACATTTTCTGGGAACAGAACACCCGGGAAACAGCAGAAGTATTCCGTTGGGAAGGGCATTGCCGGAGCAACTATGAAAGGCATCAACCAAGCCGCGCAGGGCATTGCCGACACGCTTGCGTTTGCGGAAGATGTTGCACTTTCCCCATTTGAGTTAGTTTCCGGACAGCAGCTCGGCGATTTGTCGGATTCCGGACTTGCAAATAAGTTACAGCGCCGCATTCGAAATGAGGGGCAAGAGATAGAGAACAAGTACGCGGCGAATGTTGAGCGCGGCGGCAAGGCTGCTGAGATTTTTGACAAGTATGGCGCATTGACCGTCGCAGCAGCCCCGCAGGCGGTCGCAGCGGTGCTCACCTCAGGCGCGAGCCTTGGGGCGACGCCAGCGACGCTTGCGAAGACTGCTGCAACGGAAATGGCCCCGAGCATTGCAAGCACAATCCGCAACAGCGTATTTGCGATGGGGAAAGACCCGCAGTATTGGCTTTCATTCTCGCAAGTCGTAGGTTCCAGTTACGAGCAGGCGCTTGATGACATGGAGAAGGCCGGAGTGGATAACAACACCGCTCGCACGAAGGCCGCACTTTATGCCACGGGAAACGGTCTGATGAACGCTGCCGTTGAAGTTGGAGGCGGTATTCAGACGCTTCCAGAACAGTTGAAACACGGTTCCGCTGCGTGGAAAGCATGGCTTGAATCAGCCTTTGAAGAAGGTAAAGAGGAAGTTGTGCAGGGCATTCTTGAAAGAGCGACGCAGAACGTCGCCTACAATAAAGGCAATCCGCTCGCATCAACGAGGGATGAAAACGCCATTTTGAACCCGCGTACATCCGCAGAGGAATTTCTCGGCGGCGCAGTGGTCGGCGGTGTTCTTGGTGGCGGACAAGTTGGCACGAATGCGGCGCTTCAATCGCTCGCGCGCTTCGATAATTCTCTCGGTGAGAGCGGGCGCAAGGCGATTCGCGGCTCGTACCAGGAAGGCAAGGACACGGCGCAGCATGTCGCGGACTTCCTGCCCGCCTACAACGCGGGCGCGGAGGGCAAGGCGAACCCGAACCCGACGAATGAGACGGCCTATGCAGGCTATGTCGCAGGGCAGAATGACGCGAAGGCCGAGGCGCGCAAGAAGACCTTTGCACAGGAGAGCGACGGAGGCAGCGGCCTCGTCTATGATGACTACGTTTCACGTGAAATGGACAGTGCAACGGCAGACGAGATCAACACCGTCGCAAAGGCACTCGGCGTGCGCGTGCGCATGGCTGACTCGGTGCGTGGCGGCACGGCTAACGGCGTCATCGAGGGCAACGAAATCCGCATTGCAAAGGACGCGCAGGACCCCGTGATGCAGGTCGTCGGCCATGAGTGGACGCACCGCGTGCAGGAGCTTGCGCCCGAGCAGTACACAGCGTTCCGCGATGCCATTATGGAAGACCCCGACGTCGCCGAGGCGGCGAACATTCTGCATGAGCAGTATAACCGCATGGGCGTTGAGATCAGCGCGGATGAAGCGCTGGACGAGGCCACAGCGAACTACGCGGGCGAGATGATCGCCAACACGGACGTGCTGAACGAGTTTATCCGCAGGCACAGCGAAGACCGCACGCTGCTTGAAAAGCTGCGTGACTCCATCCGCGAGATCGTGGGCAAGCTGACCGGCAAGGCGAAACAGCAGGCACAGACAGCGGAGGGGCTTTTGCAACAGGCATTTGAGGCGGCGGCGCAGAACAGCAAAAATGCCGCCACAGAGGGCGGCGTGCGCTTTGACTTAAAGGGTAAGAACAAGGACGGCGTCGAGGTCTACGAAACCGGCGAGGATGTCAAGAAAATGTCCTACAAAGAGCGCATGGAAGCCTTTATGGATATCATGCGCAACGAATACGCGGGGCGCACGGCCAAGTTCAGCGACGGCATCAACACCTACTACGCGAAGTTTGATGAAGCAGACCTTCGCAAGAATGTGTACGGCGATAAAAAATCCTCTCAAAAGGGATGGAAGGCGAAAATCAATACCGGAGCGGATGGCAGCATCTTTGAGCTTGTAGAAAACGCGACCTACAACGGAGGTAAAGCCGAGCAGGGGAAGAAAACGCAGGCACATCAAAATCTGACCGGCTGGGAGTATTTCGTCAAAACCGTGCAGATCGATGGACAGGTGTATGACCTGCTGGCAAATGTAAGAAAAAAGCCGGACGGAGAATTTGTCTACTCCATCCAGCTTAATGAAAATAAAAATAAAGCATCGGCACCGCCCCTTCAGTACCGAAATGGTACAGCTAAAGCGAATAATCGCCCTGTTGGGGTGTCCACCAATGCTTCTGAAAGCAGTGTACCCCAAAACGGAGAGAATGTCAAGAAGCGTTATTCACTGAAAGAGTACACCGATGAAGAGAAGAAGCAGCACCGCAAGGACGCGGACGAGTATTTCGGGCATACCTACAAGTGGTCGGAGACCGGATACATCCTGACGAACGGCAAGAAACTTGACTTCTCCGGCAGGCACGAAGGAGGCCCCGGCGGATATCGCACGGTCGACCACCGTGACATCCGCGACGCGCTGGGCGATGACTACGGCGGCAGCGATTACAGCGGGAGCATGGTTCAGTTTATGAGCGAGGGCAATATCCGCATTTCGCCGGAAAGCGGCGGTATCAACCTTTCGGTCATGCCAACAAAGAACCAGCTCGATTCCCTCTCCGATTTCATCAGCCACAATCGCGGTGAGGTCATTCTTGACCTTGATACGCCTGACGGGCAGACGGTATCGAGCACGGAATACCCGCGTGGCACGCACGCGAACAAGGTTCTCGCGGACATCAAAGCCTATTTTGAGGACGGAACAACGCCGCAGGTATCGAGCCTTGCACAGTTCCTATCCCTCAAGGGCACGGAGAACGCGCAGGAGATCGCGGCGCTTAAACGTGAGAATGAGACCTTGCGTCAGCGCGTGGACTACTGGAAGGGGCAGACGCGCCGCAGCGACGGCGTTCGCACCGACAGCAAGAGCGTGGAAAAGGCGGCGAAGGAGCTGACGCGCCGCTACGGTGCGGATATCGACAGCGGCGAGATCGCAGGCGACCTTGCAAGCCTGTATGACTACATTGCGCGCGGCGGTGACGAGACCGGAGAGCTGACCTACACCGAGGCGAGAAGCCGCGCGGATTCCATCGCCCAGCGCATCGCAGAGAGCGCCATCGCAAAGGATGACGAGGGTTACCGCGCTTATGGTGAGCTGCGCAAGTACCTGAAAGATACGAAGATCACGCTCTCCACCGAGGATGCGGCTGGCATCACGGACTATGCCGACTTCCGGCGCAGCCTCTTCGGCAAGGTAAATCTTGGCAAGGGCGAGCATACGAACGTCGATCAGGTCTATTCCGAGCTGGCGGAAAGCTACCCTGAGTTTTTCAGCGAGACGCGCGAGAACAACGTGAGCGACCAGATCAGCCGTATCGCCGAGGTGGCAAACGAGCTCTACAACGTGAGCGAGTATAACCCGTTTGAGGGCTATATGGGTCAGGCAGTCAGTGCCATTTCGAATGACGTCATGGAGCGATTCTTTGACCTGCCGCAGGCGAAGAAAACCTTCGCCGACGTGCAGGCGGAGAAGCTGGACGCGGCGAAAGCGGCAGGACGCAAGGCCGCGGCTGACGCGAAGCTTGCAGGCCAGATGGCACAGGGACGCACGGATGCCGTAAAGCTGCGCCACACGCAGGAGGCATTGCAGAAGGCGCGCACGCAGCAGGCGGAGAAGCTGGACGCGCTGAAAGACCGTTACCGTGAGAAAGACGCAACGCGCCGCGAGGGGCAGAAGCGCCGCGAGCTTCGCGCGAAGATCACGCGGCACGCAAAAGACCTGTCGAAGAAGCTGCTGCGCCCGACGGACACGAAGCACATCCCCGAGAATATGCGCTCGGCGGTGGCGGCAGTGCTGAACAGCATCAATCAGGAGAGCGCCTACACCGTGGACGAAAGCGGCAAGCACGTCTATGACGGCAGCGGCACGCCGACGCAGCGCACGCAGGCATTCGAAGCACTCCGAGATCAGTATCAAGATATTCTTTCAGGGCGAGAGAAAGACGGCGACGACCTGGTCATTGACCCGTCGCTGCTGGGCACGGACGGAAAGGACGGCCTGCTTGGACAGGTAATCGGCATGAAGGACAAGCGGCTCTCCGAGCTGACGAGGGAAGAGCTTGGGACGATGTGGAAGACCATCCGCGCGGTGGAGAAATCCGTCTCGACGGCAGGCAAGGTTCTCTCCAAGAGCAAATTCGAGACCACAAAGCAGATGGCGGATGCCTTCAAGGCCGACGTGAGCACGCGGCGGAAGAAGCTCGGCGGCAATACGACGATCAGCTTAGAGACGCCGTACACGTTCTTTGCCCACTACGGCGAGACCGGCAAGAGCATCTACCGGATGCTGCGCAATGCACAGGATTCTCAGGAGATCATGGCGCGCGACATTGCCGAGAAGACGCGGAAGGTGCTTGGCGACGAGCTGGGCGAGGCGGGCTTCAAGGATATTGCTGGGAAGGCTATCCACGGCGACCTGAAAGGCGCACTACGCGACGCGCGCGGCAGTGCCATCGGCAAGTGGGAGGCGGAGACGCACGATATCACCGTCGCCAACGGCGGCAAACTGACACTGACGACGCCGCAGATCATGGAGCTGTACCTTCTGAGCAAGCGCAAGCAGGCACTTGGACATCTGCTCGGCGGCGGCGTCATCCAGCCGGAGATCAAGAGCGCGGAGACCGGCAGGACGAAAGTGCCGCGCGGCACGCAGCAGGTCTTTTTGACTGATGGCGATATCGAGCGCATCACGGGCAATCTGACGGACGAGCAGAAGCGCGTGGCGGACGGCTTGCAGGACTTGACGGCAACGACGCTTGCCAAGTACGGCAACGACGCGAGCATGCAGGCCTACGGCTACCGCAAATTCACCGAGAAAAACTACTGGCCCATCAAGTCAGCAAAGGAAGCACTGCACAGCAACCTCGAGAAGGACAGAGGCAATGTGCGCTCCATCAAGAATATCGGCATGGCGCAGCAGGTGACGCCGAACGCGAATAACGCCGTAGAACTGCGCAGCGTGTTTGATACGTTCGCCGACCATGCATCCGACATGATCGACTACGCAGCATGGCTCGCACCGATGGAGGATGCAAACCGTTTCTTCAACTTCCAGTACCGCAATGACGCGGGCAATAAGACCGGCGTGAGCGTCAAGGGCCTGCTCGACGAAAAGGGCGGCAAGGGCGCGCAGCAGTACTGGCAAAAACTGATGGGCGACATTCAGAACGGCATCGGCACGAAAGACTTTGAGCCGATCACGGGCGCAATGGGCAAGTTCGTCGGCAAATTCAAGGGCGCGTCTGTCGGCGCGAACATCCGTGTCGTCATCCAGCAGCCGACGGCTTTCTTCCGCGCGGCGGCGGTTCTTGATCCGAAGGACATGGCAAAGGGCATGACCGGCGGCGTGACGAAGGGAAGCGGCTGGGAGAAAGCGCTTGAGCATTCCCCAATCGCAATGCGAAAGGACGTCGGCAGTTTTGATATCTCGTCACCGTACACGCTGAAAGACCGCTTCTACGGTAAAGAGGGCGTGACGAACAAGCTGAACGACCTCGCGGGCGCTGCTGCGGGCAAGGCGGACGCCGCGACGTGGGGGAAGCTGTGGAACGCCTGCGAGTGGCAGGTGAAGCGTGAAAAGCCAGACATCCGCGCGGGCAGCAACGAATTTTACAGCGCGGTCAACGATGTGTTCTCCGATATGATCGATCAGACGCAGGTCGTCGACGGAATCTTGCAGCGCAGCAACATCATGCGAGGCAAGAGCACTCTTTCACAGCAGGCGACAGCCTTTATGGGCGAGCCCATCATGAGCCTGAACGTGTTGCTTCGCAGCTATGACAACTTCCGCTATGAGGAGAACCCGGCGAAACGCAGCAAGGCCCTCAAGACGCTGGGCCGCGCGGCGACGGCACTGGTCGTTACGAATGTGGTGAATGCGCTGGCACAGAGCATTGTCGACGGCCTGCGCGACGATGACCGCGACAAGGACTATTGGGAGAAGTTCCTTTCAGCTTTTACGGGCGTGGAGGGAGATGAGAAGAACGCGCTCGAGTTGATCGGCAACGTCGTGTTGAACGGCAACGTCGGCAGCAACATGAACCCCGTGGCGCAAATCCCATTCGCAAAGGATGTTCTCTCACTTGCGCAGGGCTATGATGTGTCCCGCCCTGACATGGAGGTTTTCTCCGATCTGATCAACGCGGCGAGAGCCTTCGTTGACAGCGCAGGCGGTGACGGCAAGAAGACCAGCAAAGAGGCCACGCTCACGCTGTTGGCTGCGGCGAGCAAGATGTTTGGTCTGCCGGTCGCCAACATCAAGCGCGACCTTATGGCGACGCTGCGCACGATCGCACAGGCGAGCGGCAGCCTCGGCTTCCAGTATGAGGTGGAGAAGTTCAGCTACAACCTTGCCAACAGCGGCAACAAGAGCCGGTTTATCGGCATTCTCTACGATGCGCTGGAACAGGGCGATTACGCGACCTATGAGCACGTGCGCCGCGACCTGATGGAGCAGATGGGGCTGAACGGAGAGAGCATCCAAAGCAGCCTCAAGAACCGCTACAACAAGAAGACCGAGAGTGAGGCCAACTACTCGTTCCCGCAGAAATCGCTTGACCTGCTGGGCATTCGCGGGAAGTACGCCTATGACAGCGGCGATGGCGATGAGAAATTCAGCGCGGCGGACCTGAACGCGAGCTCGTTCAGCAAATATGAGACGCAGAAGGGCGACGCCTACCGCACGCAGGCTGATAAGGCAACGAGCAGCGGGGCCTTCTCCCGCCTCTCTGAAGAGGGCAAAGACAAGGCGCTTGGCTACGTCGAGAGCTACGCCGAGGCGGTGGCGCTGAAAGAAAACTCCGGCGGGCAGTACGAGATCACGACCAAATGGGTCCAGAATGCGCAGGAGGCGCAGAAGCAGTACCACATCGCCCCCGGCGTGTTCGCGGCCTGCAAGGCGGCGGCGAGCGAGTGCGAAATGCTGAAGGACAAGGACGGCGACAGCATCGATTATAGCAAAGGCTTGCAGATCATGGAAATGCTGTTCCGCTCGGGGCTTAACGAGCAGCAGCGCACGGCAATGTACGAATATCTGGACGTGCCGAAGAAGATTCGCCATTGGAACCGCGCGCGGGTGGACGAGCAGCTTGCAATCGCACGGAGGAAAGCGACGTAAAGAAAAAGAACCTGTCGGCGGGCCGGCAGGTTCTTTTGCCCCGTGGTGAATTTGCGGAGGCGGCATGATAGGCTCAATGGAGAACACCATAAAAATAAGGGGGGCGTGAAAAATGGATAATGCAAAGCACTACGATGACGCAGAGATCGCGCTGATCGAAAGCAGGTGCAAGAGCAATACGCACCGCATCAACGAGTTGCAGGAGCACCAAACGGCGCTTGACAGGCTGGCAACGTCTGTCGAAGTGCTGGCGACCAAGCAGGAGACCGTCGAGGGCGATGTCAAGGAGATCAAAGAGGACGTGAAAGCCATTACGGGCAAGGCAGGGAAGCGCTGGGACGGGCTGGTCGACAAGGCTCTCGCGGCGCTGGCAGGCGCTTTTATCGCGTGGCTACTGTCAGGGGTGGCCTTATGAAGAAGTGGAGAAAGCGGGATAAGTACGTCATCGCGGCAGTGCTCAACCTCTGCTGGTACTGCATTGCGGTGCTCGTATTGACCGCGCTCGACAAGGTAGTGCCGGACAGCCTGACGGTCGCATGGTTTGCGGCGTGGACGGCAGAACTCGGCCTGCTGGCTGGAATCAAAATCAAGGGAAAGGACGAATAACATGAACGAATTACTGAACAAGAGAATCGCAAACCTTCTCAGCGTGAAGAGCCTTGTGACGATTGCGCTGACGGCGACCTTCTGCGCGCTGACAGTACAGTCGAAGGTGACGCAGGAATTCAACACCGTGTACCTCATGGTCATCGCCTTCTACTTTGGCACGCAGAACGCGGCGGGCAGCGCGAAGGGAGAGTAAAAGCATGGCGAGAGCAGAAGACATCCTTGCCATCGCGCGCAAGGAGATCGGCATGGTGGAGCAGCCGGGCAACCGCCAGAAGTACGGCAAAGCCTACGGCATGGACGGCGTGTACTGGTGTATGCAGTTCGTGTGGTGGTGCTTCCAGCAGGTGGACAAGACGCTCTTCTATGGCGGCGGGAAGACCGCGAGTTGCGGCGAGCTGATGAACTACGCCAAAGCCCACGGCCAATGGGTCACATCCGGCTATCAGCCGGGCGACGTGCTCATCTATGACTTTCCCAACACGAAGGTCAAGACCGATCATACGGGCATCTGCGAGAGCGTGAGCGGGCAGTACGTCACCGCCATCGAGGGCAATACATCCAACGGCAACACCGGCAGTCAGGCCAACGGCGACGGGGTGTACCGTCGTAAGCGCAAACTGTCGCTTGTGCTGGGCGCATACCGCCCAAAGTATGAGGCGAGTTACCGCGAGGTGCTTAAAAAGCGCTCCGGTCTAGCGGATGCGACGATGGACTATCTCGCCGCCTACAAGTACGGCGCGGACCTGATCCGCAAGCTCGCGACGATGAAGTAACCCGGATTTGGAGCGGTCGAAAAAGTAAGGAAGGAGCGGGCGGCGAAAGCCACGCGAAAGCGCTCTGCAACGTCCCAGAAAGGGACATGGACAGTCAGCACAAGCAGATCCGCGCGGAATTATCCGCGATGGCTCCGAAGCGAGCCGTGGCATACGTTTTATCCTTCGAGCTGCCGCCGTCGGAGGCGGCGTGCGTCATTGAATGCGACGTGCGGCAGAAAAGCTGCGTGCAGGTGGCAATGGAGCGAAGCCTGTCTGTTGATGCAGTGAAAAAATACCGGCGGCGCGCATACCAGAAAATTGCATCAGAAGTCTATGAAAAAAGAAACGGCCCCACCGAATAAACGGTGAGGTCATTTCTTTTGTGTAAAAACAGGCCGGGAATGATCTGCAAAATTAAAATATCATGTTTCATGTGAAAAGGCAAGGGGAATCGTTCGACGGGTTTCGACGCACTTTTCATACACTTTACGGACGCTTTTGAGCGCCCGTTTTTTTGTACGATGAAAGCGACAAAAGGAGGTGCGCGCATGGGATATTTCGGCAACCCTTATCAGATGGGGTATAACCCCTATTCAGGATATGCTCCTGCAAGCCCACAGAACGGCGCAGGAGCGATGCAAGGCTTTGCGGGTCAAATTACCCGCGTGAACGGAGAAAACGGCGTGGACGCGCTCAGGATGGCACCGCGCAGTGAACTGATCGCGATGGATATCTCGCGGTCGGATGTGCTGATTGGCTGGTACGTCAAAACGGACGACGCGGGGTACAAGTCGAAAACGCCGTATCTGATGACGCCTTACGAGCCAAAGCCCACGCAGAGCACAGCAAGCCTCACGAGCATCGAAGAGCGCCTGACCAGATTGGAGGGAATCGTCAATGAACAATCCGTTGCTGGAAAGCCTGATGGGAAGCCAAAGGGCGGCAAGGCCGAATAATCCTCTTGCGATGTTGGGAGAATTTCGCAAGTTCGCAAGAGGCATGACGCCTCAGAAAGCGCAGCAGGAGATCGAGCGCCTTTTGCAGTCTGGGCAAATGTCTCAGGAGCAGTTTCAGCAGCTTCAAGAGCAAGCGAAAGAATTCATGCAATTTCTGAAATAAGCCGGTGCGCAACGGTTTATTTATAAAATTCTTTCAGGAAGGAGTTTTGACACATGGATAGTGGTATGTCTCTCAGCGATATCGCCGCGGTCACCCGCGGTGCGAACGATGAGAACGGCTGGGGTTCCGGTTGGTTCCTCATTGTCGTGCTCTTCCTCTTCATGTTCGGCTTTGGCGGCAACGGCTGGAACCGCCAGGGCGAGTTTGGACAGTACGCCACGGCTGCGTCGCAGCAGGAGATCCTTTTCGGCCAGCAGTTTGGCCAGCTGAACGACCGCCTGACTAACATCGGCAACGGCATCTGCAATCTCGGCTACGAGATGCAGGGCGGCATCGGTCAGCTGGGCAAGGAGGTCGCGCTCGCGCAGAACGGCACGAACATGGCCATCATGCAGACCGGCAACGACATCCAGCGCCAGATGGCAGACTGCTGCTGCACCACGCAGCGCGGTCTTGACGCCATCAACGCCAACATCGACGCTAAATTCGCAGCGCTCGAAAAGAGCCAGCTCGAAGGCCGCATCGCACAGCTTGAGCAGGCCAACAACCAGCTCTATCTGCGCGAGCAGATGTGCGGTGTCGTGCGCTATCCCAGCGGCTACACCTACAGCGCGGGCAACTCCCCGTTCTGTGGCTGCGGCTGCGGAAACGGCAACATTTGACGCCCTATTCGGCGAGGCAAGCGGGGCGGCAACAGCTGCTCCGCTTTTTAATTTTTTAGGAGGGTAAAAATATGAGTAAGTCTGCAATTTACACGACCAACGTCAGCAATCCCACCGTTGCGGTCGGCGGCATCGTGCCGGTCGGCTCGACGACGCGCCGCTATGGCTGCAACATCCGTCAGGACGGCAACGCGATTACACTGTGCGGGCAGGGCTATTACCTTGTCAATGTCAGCGCGACAGTTGCACCCACGGCTGCCGGTACGGTCAGCCTGACCGCACAGAAGGACGGCGTCGCCATCATCGGCGCTACGGCAGCTCAGACGGTCGCAGCAAACGGCGTGGCAAACCTCACTATTACGGCTATTATTCGTAACGCCTGCGGCTGTGACGGCTCTCTTCTGTCGCTGGTACTCGACGGCGTGGCATCGGTCGTCAACAACCTTGCGGTCACGGTCGAAAAACTATGAACGACGATTCGGATGCTCTGCTGCTCGGGATAATTTTGCTGCTATTTGCTGCAGAAAGCGAGGAAGAAAATGAAACTCATTGAAAAACTGTCGGCGATGGTCGACGAGGAAATCGATGACGCGATGAAGTACGCGAAATGCGCCCTCGAATACAAGGACGAATGTCCCGCTCTTGCAAAGACGTTTTATGAGCTTTCCGGCGAAGAGATGCATCACATGACGATGCTCCACGCCGAGGTCGCTGGCGTCATCCAGAAGTACCGGCAGGAGCACGGCGAGCCGCCTGAGGGCATGAAGTGCCTCTATGACTATCTGCACAGGAAGCAGATCGATAAAGCGGCGGAAGTGAAACTCTTGCAGGACATGTTCCGGGAGTAGACCTGTTAGGGATTTGTTAGCAACCGCGAAGGAATGAAGCGGAATATTGAAGCATTTAATCCTGTATTGTTACATTTATTCTGCTTTATTCCGGGTTATTGCAACATAATTCTGCAAAGCGCGCGTTCGTAGCTATTTCACACGCAGGAGGTCACTGGTTCGAGTCCAGCAGTCTCCACCAAAAAAGCCTTGAAACTCAACGGTTTCAAGGCTTTTTCTTTTTGCCTGATTCCGGTTTTGTTAGTAACGTGCCTGTAACAGCCGCTACGATCGTATCGGGGTCAATATGGGTGTAAATGTTTGCAGTAGTAGAATAATCTGCATGTCCGAGAACTTTTTGAAGGATTTCTGGCGGAAGACCTTCCTTTACCGCGCGCGTGGCGTAAGTGTGGCGCGTGGCATGAGGGGTCTTTTTTTCTATCCCGAGGCGGGACAGCAAGGGGTAATAATCGCGCTTTCGGTAATTTTCGGGGGAATGCTGGCCCTCATAGCCGGAGAGCAACAGTGGCCCAGTCGCTTTGGATGCGAAATACGCAAAGTAAGGCTTGCCCTCGCCCCGAATCGGAATTACACGGTTACGCCCGGCTTCCGTTTTCTCACCGCCAATCACGTAGGTCTCGTGATAAGATGCGACGGGCAGGGAAAATAGCTCACCGATGCGCATGCCGGTCGATAGAAGCATGAGCACGATCTTCGCTGCGTCGCTGCCGTTGGATTCCAGCTTTTCAATATCTCCATCAGTGAAAATCTCCTTTTCCTTTTTCACGTTTTCGGGAAGTTTGATGTAATGCGCAAAATTTGTCACGCAAATCTCTTCCCGCATGGCCCAGTTTGACATTTGCGTCGCGAGCTGCTTGTATTTCGAAACGGTGGAGTGGGACTTGCTCATATGCTGGTCAATGACCGCTTGGAAATCTGCTGCGCGCAGATCACGAAATTTTTTGTTATGCAGCGGTGCAAAGACATCAAATGCGCGGTCATAAGATTCTACCCCGCTTGAGCCGATCTCGCGGTAGTGCTCCGCTTTCCACGCATCGAACACCTCGGCAAAGGTCATATTGTATCGCTCGTCCAGCGGCTTGCCGGAGAGCCGTTCCAGCGCTTCCAGCGCGTCGGTTTTCTTCGGGTAGTATCCGATGATGACCCGATTCTTTGCGGCGACCCATGGGCGCGACCTGCGCCCTGAGAGCTTATATACCGTGCCGGTTCCGTTGGCGCGCTTGAGCGCCTTGCGCTTTTCCGGCACTTGCTTTTTGCCGCACATAGGACAAAACAGCGCGCCATCCGGCAGCGCTGCTTTACATTTGATGCAATTCGCCATGTCACGCCCTCCAAAATCCATAGTCAACGCAGTGCAGGTCGATATACAAGCACCATGCGGCCAGCAGCACCACCGCGATGAACAAAAATAAAATCACGCCGTTGCGGATACGGACGCCGCGCCGCATGATCTCAATCGTGTCCGCTTTTGCGTCCACGTGGCGCTCCAGCTCATCGTTGCGCGCTTGCAAAGTTTCCTCGGTCGGCGTCAAGTGTTCGGTAATTTCGAACACTTCATCAAGGGATATGCCGAGCACCTTGCAGATCGGCGCGACGGTATAAATGGACGGGGCTTTCGACATTTTGGAAAAGAAGTTCTGGACGGTGGACAGCGGCACGCCGGAAGCGTCGGAAATGTCCTGATAGGTCAATTTCAATTCTTCTTTGCGGATTCTGCACACTTCTTGAATATTCATTTACATCACCTTAACTTTTCCGGTTTCCGCCTGTTTGGGGTGTCAAAAGTGGGCCTGTCGAACGCGGTCGAATGCCGTCGTGTTGCAAGGTCTTGGTATTGAAGTGGTAAGGTAAAGCGCGATATGGTCAAAACAAGCAGCGGCGACCGCTCCCCGCTGCTGCTGACCCGCCCTCGTCGGTGTTGCAGAGACGGCGAGGGCGGGGTGATTGCCAACATGCAACTATAACGATTTTTATATTTCTCCTGCTTTTATAACAGATAACCACTTATCGCTTTTTTCGTTATAAACTTCCGGCATTCCGAACTCAGATGCGGCTTTCGATGTTGCATATATAACTTTATAAAGGTCAATCCCAAAATCAGATAAATTCCTGCTGCAATCTACAGTTACGCGGTATTGATTGAACTGCCCAAAGCTTCCAGATATGCCAGCTCGATTGATTAAGAAATCAAGGAATTCCCTGTAGCGAATCCAAATGTTTTCTTCTAAATACGTGTTTTCCATTTTGCCAGCATCCCATGAATTTGTTTTGAAATACCATCTTAGCATTGCAAATCGGTATTCGTCCGCTATTACTTCACAATGAGTTTTGGAATTTTCACTGAGTTTCATTCCTTCAGGTAAACTGTTATCTACCCATTCGTTTAAGTTACTAATTACAAGGAGACACCCGTCTATATATTGTTTTAGGCTGTCGTAATTCTCGTATGATGATAGTTTCTCTTGCCAGAAAATCATTACAATTATGCAGATGGCCAATGCCATCGCTATTGCATATTGCATAAGCAAATTCTCCTTATTTTCCGTGGTGAATTATCGTGCAGATCAATGCTATGATTTTTTTAAATCTCCGGCGGCGGAAATACGCTTGCTTTTCAAAGTAATTCGGGTCAGTATACAATCCCACGCGCAAGACCTCCTAATGCTATTTTCTATGTTGAAGCCATGAGCTTATGAGAGATAATAGGTGAAACAACTTGAACGGAGGATACATAGATGAAAGACATCGACAGCGAAATCTTACAGGCGTTCCGCGATCTCAGCGACGAACAGAAACGAATCATTCTTGATTCTTTAGCGCCTGCAACTGTGCCAGCAGCATCTTCTTTTGATCGTCCGTAAGCGCGCGGACATATTCCATCAGCTGAGATTCCATCGGGGAAAGGCCGTCGCCCTTCGGGGCTGCGGCTTCTTTTTCTGCGCAGTCGTCCCCTATTAGATCGGCAACAGTCACGTGGAAATAGTTTGCCAATTTTTCCCGAGTAGTATCATTTGGCATTTTCCCCTTTTTCCATCCGGTCGCAGCAGCATTTGAAAGGCCGATTGCTTTGGCTACACCTGATGGGTTCAGACCGTTTTTAGTGCAGAGGGATACGAAATTTTTGTAAAAAGTAGTTAATTCCATAGGACGTTTTTGAACAGATCGACGAAGATAGAAAAGTTAACAATTTTGCCTTGACTTCTAACTATTCTAACCGTATAATTTGGACGTGGAGTTGAAAAAGGGAACATAAAACCAGACCCCGACGATTTATTCGTCCGTGTCAAGCTCTTATGTGGTTCGGCTATCTGCATAATAGCACGGTTAGTTAACTTATGCAACCCCAAATTTGACTGCGGCAGGGAAAGAAAACCGCCCCGATGCGTGAGCATCAAGGCGGCTGCGGGGCGAAAATGTGCGAGTAGCTTCATCTTTTCTCCTGTTAGCTGACCTACTTTCGCCGGTTAGCTAAGGCGATGGCGGCAAGAGAACGAACGTCCTTGTCCTTGTGATGCATCAACTTGCCAGCAAGCGACGCGAGCTCGGACGAAGTATGTGCTGCGTTTCTCATGCGATCACCCCCCTTTATGGAGATAACCCCGCGAAAGCAGTATAGCAAACTTCCCTGCCACAGTCAACAAAATTAACAGAATGAAAAGGGAGGAATGGCTTTGCTTGAAGCATGGACTGGCCGTGCAGTCGGAAAGATGCACACCAACCGCATTTCGTTTGAAGAAGTCGCGGCTGAGATGGGCGTGACAAGAGCCTATATCAGCATGATCTTGAACGGAAGGCGCAAGCCGCCCGATGCGCGAAAGCGAGTGGAGGGCGCAATCGACGCGATCATTGAACGACGCGCCGAGGATAAGGAGGGCACATGAACGAGCTAATCAAGATCACTTACAACAATGACCGCCCTGCGGTCTCTGCGCGAGACCTGCACGATTTCCTCGAAGTGAAGACGGCTTATAAAGACTGGTTCCCGAGAATGTGCGAGTACGGGTTCACCGAGGGAGAAGACTTCTGCTCATTTTTGAGCGAAAGTACCGGGGGGCGCCCTGCACAGGACGCAGTGCTCACCATCGACATGGCGAAAGAGCTTTGCATGATCCAGCGCAATGAAAAGGGCAAGCAGGCTCGCCAGTATTTTCTTCAAATTGAAAAGGACTGGAACAGCCCGGAGAAAGTCATGGCTCGCGCGCTGCAAATCGCAGGGGACAAGCTCAAGCGGCTTGAAAACAAGGTCGAGGCCGACGCGCCAAAGGTGCTTTTTGCCGATGCGGTCAGCGCAAGCAAGACTTCAATCCTCGTCGGCGAGCTGGCGAAGCTGCTGAAACAAAACGGCGTTGACGTCGGGCAGCACCGACTGTTCCGTTGGATGCGCGAAAACGGCTATCTGATTCGCCGGAACGGCACAGACTTCAATATGCCAACGCAAAAGTCAATGGACTTGGGGCTTTTCACCGTTAAGGAAACGGCGATCACACATTCTGACGGCACGGTGACAGTGAGCAAGACCACGAAAGTCACCGGCAAAGGCCAGCAGTATTTCATTCAGAAGTTTCTTGGCGAGGAAGGAGCACGCAAATGAAGACGATACAGACGATGGACTTGAACGAGTGCGCGGCGTATCTGAGAGAACACGGGCTGAGCATTTCGAACGAATCTCTGGCAGCCGGACTTGAGCAGCGGGTTTACCCCTTCGGCGTGTGCATCCGCGGCGGCAAGCGCAGAATCTTCCAAATCTACACTCGACTGGTGAACGAGTGGATCACGGAACGCGAGGTGGAGGCATGATCGACACGTTGTTTTTCGGCGGCATCGCCGCTGCGGTGATTGCGCTCAACGGCTGCGACTTCACGACGAGCCTTGCCGTCATCGGCGCGTGCGCGGTGTGCAAGGTGCTGTATGATTTGCTGCCGCATATCGACAGGGGGTGCAGACGGTGAGACGGCACGACAAGCGCACGAGAGAGCAGCGCAAGGCGGATGAGGCGATGCTTTTCGCCGGTATCTGCCTGTTGCTGGCGGCGGTGCTCATCGCGGTCTCGGCGATGATGTGATGTACCGCTGCGAATGGTGCGGGCTGACCTTTGACGAGCCCGATGTCCTGCGCAGGCGCGAGAACCTTGACGGTGAGCGCGGCGTGGAGACGCAAACGATACTATGCTGCCCCTTCTGCGGGGCGGAAGACATCGAGGTAAAGAAAGATGAAGATGCAGAAGATATCAACGCGCGGGATGAGCCGCGAGGAGTGGCTTAAAGAGCGCAAGAAGAGCCTCGGCGGCAGCGACATGGGCGCGGTGCTGGGCCTGAATAAATACCGTTCTCCCTACACGGTATGGGCGGAGAAGACCGGCAGGATCGGCGAAGAGCCGGAAAACGAGGCGATGCGAATCGGGAGAGACCTCGAGGGATACGTCGCAACTCGATTCGAGATAAAAACAGGGTTGCGTGTCCGCAAGGTGAACTACATCCTGCGTAACGATGAGGCTCCGTGCCTACATGCGAACATTGACCGTATGGTGTTACCGGCTGGTTGGCACGCGGGCCTTGAATGCAAGACCGCAAATGCGCTGAACATGAAGCGCTATGCAGTTGGCGAATTCCCCGAGAGCTATTACGCGCAGTGCGTGACATATCTCGCCGTGACGGGATGGGAACGCTGGTTCTTGGCGGCGCTGGTGCTGGGCAAGGGCTTTTACTGCTACCAGATCACGACCGTCCCCGACGACTATGTCCCCGGATGGTGCGAGAGCAGCGTGTATGTCAGCCCTGACGAGATTGCAGCGTTGAAACGCTGTGCAGCGGACTTCTGGCACGACTACGTGGAGGCTGACAGCCCGCCGCCGACGGACGGTGATGCGAGCACGACCGAGGCACTCGAGACCATCTACGAGGGCGGCGGCGGTGAAGTCGAGCTGTTCGGGCGCGAGAGGCTTGTCGAGCAGTACCAGTACTTGATGAGCCGTAAGAAAGCCATCGAGAAGGGCGCGGACGCCATCAAGCAGCAGCTCATGAACGACCTTGGTGACAATGAGCGCGGATACTGCGGGCGCTTCACGATCGACTGGAAGGCGCAGAGCCGCCAGACGTTCGATCCGCGGGCGTTTGCCAAAGATCACCCAGACATGGACTTGAGCAGTTACTACAAAACGACAAATTTCCGCAAATTTGCGGTGAAGGAGGATAAAGAAAGATGAAGGAAGGATTGATTCAGAATGCGCAGGGTGCGCAGGCCGTAAAGAAAGGCAATCCCACGATGCAGCAGTACATCAAGCAGATGGAGGGCGAGATCGCCAAGGCACTGCCGAGCGTCATCACGCCGGAGCGCTTCACGCGCATCACACTTTCCGCGTTGAGCGCAAACAAACAGCTTGCGCAGACCACGCCGCAGAGTTTCCTCGGCGCGATGATGACGGCGGCGCAACTCGGCTTGGAACCCAATACACCCCTCGGGCAGGCTTATCTCATCCCTTATCGCAATCACGGCACGCTCGAAACGCAGTTCCAAATCGGATACAAGGGGCTCATTGATCTTGCGTACCGCAGCGGTGAGGTCAGCATCATTCAGGCGCAGGTCGTTTACGAGAACGACGAGTTTGATTATTCCTTTGGACTTGAGCCGAAGCTCACCAACAAGCCCGCCTGCGGCGAGCGCGGCGAGCCGAAATTCATCTACGCAATGTTCCGCACAAAGGACGGTGGCTTTGGCTATGACGTGATGAGCGTCGAGGACGTTCGCAACCACGCGAAGCGCTTTTCCAAGGCATACAGCAATGGCCCGTGGCAGACGAACTTCGAGGAGATGGCGAAGAAGACTGTACTCAAGCGCGTGCTCAAGTATGCACCGCTCAAGAGTGACTTTGTTCGCGCGGTGGCGCAGGACGAGACCATCAAAACGAAGATCAGCGAGGACATGTATTCCGTGAGCGATGACACGGTCATCGAGGCGGAGAACTTCACCGTGGATGAGACAACCGGCGAGGTCATCGAAAGCGACGGTGACGCACAGTGAGCATGAATCGAATCTGCCTGATGGGACGCATCGGGCGTGACTTGGAGCTGAAAAAGACGAACAGCGGCGTATCCGTTGTGTCGTTCCCTCTTGCCGTTGATCGCAACGGCAAAGAGGGCGGCACGGACTGGATCGACGTTGTCGCATGGCGCGGCACGGCAGAAGTGCTCTGCAACTACGCCGATAAGGGTCGCATGATCGGCGTCGAGGGGCGCTTGCAGATGCGCGACTGGACGGACAAGAACGGCAACAAGCGCAGGAGCTACGAGGTGCAGGCCGACAGCGTGTATTTTGCGGACAACAGGCGTTTGGAGGGGAATGATACCACCGCGCCGCAATACGCCGCAGAGAGCGCCGCAGGCGGCTTTGCAGAGGTCAGCGAGGACGACGGCGAGCTGCCGTTTTAAGGCGGTGGCGGTATGGGAGCTGCATCTACAAGGTGCTATGTAAAGGCATATTACGACTGGATCGAGCAAACAGCAGCACTGGAAGATGACGAAAAAGGCCGTCTGTTTGTTGCGATTTTAGAATATGCCAGGTCGGGTGAAATTCCAGACAACCTCGGGAGAGAATCCCTTTTATTTCCGGTATTTAAGTCGGTCGTTGACCGTGACGCTCAAAAATCTGATGCGCTGGCTCAGAATGGAGCGGCTGGCGGCAGAGCACCAAAAGCAAATGCAAGCAAATGTAAGCAAACGCAAGCAAATGCAAGCAAATGTAAGCCTACTAATAACATAAGACATAAGACAGAAGACGAAGAACATAAGACAGAAAACGATATACCCTCTAAATCCCCCTCTACGAGGGACGCATTCGAGCGTTTTTGGTCAGTTTACCCGCGAAAAATCGGGAAACAGTCTGCTAAGAGAGCTTTCGAGCGGGTCAAAGTCCCACTCGAAACACTTGTGACCGCAGTGGAGCGGCAGAAGTGCAGCGACCAATGGACGCAGAACAACGGGCAGTTTATTCCACACCCCGCTACATGGCTGAATCAAGGCCGGTGGGACGATGAGCTACCCGAGAGCGGCAGAGGGTATCACTACGACTACGGCAACACGGAGGGAAGCCTATGAACGTTGACGCATTGATCGACAGCATCGCGAAAAAGGCCGAGCCTGTTCGTGATCTGGTCGATTACGAGAAAGACGGGCTGCTGTACTGCGGCCATTGCAACACGCCGAAGCAGTGCCGCATCCCCATCGGCGGGAATGTCCGCCTTGTCGGGTGCCAGTGTGCTTGCGCGGCGCGAGAGTACGAGGCCGAGAAAAAAGCTCGCGCTGACCGTGAGAAGCGACTACGCATCGAAACGCTGCGTGCTGACGGAATCCGCGACAAGAGCCTGACGGCGTGCCGGTTCGACAAGGCGACGATGAGTGACGAGATCGTCAAATGCAAACGCTATGCCGACGCATGGGACGATATGCGGCGCGAGAACAATGGGCTTCTGCTGTGGGGCAACACCGGCAACGGGAAGACCTTCGCGGCGGCGTGTATCGCCAACGAGCTGATTGACCGCGGCATTCCGGCGATGATTACGAGCTTCCCGCGGATACTCAACGCAGGATACGATAAGAAGGGAATCATCGAGCAGGTGCACTATTACCCGCTGATGGTGATCGACGATCTCGGCGCAGAGCGCAGCAGTGAGTATGCGATGGAGACGGTTTACACGGTCATTGACGAGCGATACAAGGCCAAGAAGCCGCTGATCGTCACCACAAACCTGACGCTTGACGAGCTGTGCAGGCCGAAAGACATGACCTATCAGCGCATCTATGACCGCATCCTCGAGATGTGCACACCGCTGGTATTCAAGGGCGATAGCATGAGACGCGACAAGGCAAATCAGCGCATGAGGCACGTCAAATCAGTGTTGGCAGGCGGTGCGCCGTGAGCGGGTATCGCGGGGGCATTTTCAAGTGCCCGTTTTACTCGCGGGACTACCGCGACTATCTCAACTGCGAGGGTGCGCAAGTCAAGCTGCCGAAAGAAGAGCTGGACGAATATACGCGGCGCTACTGCGCCAACGAAGAATGGCGGCGCTGCCCGATCGCTCGGGCGCTGACGCTGCACTACGAAAGGACGGAGAACCGATGAGCGAAAGAAACAGAGACAAGGTAAAACAGCTTGAGCACGAGCTCGGAAGATATCAGAAAAAAGTCGGCGAGCTGATGAAAGCGAATGCGAAGCTGCGCGAGGATATGAAGGGGCTGAACCAGCTGCGCATGGCGTTCGATGCTTGGACTATCCAGATCGCGCTTGCCTACGGCGAGGCAGTGAAGGACCCCGACACGGGAGAAGATATCCCACGCATGAAGGCGATCCACCTCGAAAGGCCGAAGGTGAACCCGCTGCTTGGGCAATACGAGATTCACCAGCGCGTCGATGAGAATAACGTGATGCATATTGCGGTCGGTTTGCGGGATGATCCCGCGGACAGCAAGGCGGAGGCGCACGATGGCACTGACATCAGCTGACCTTGCACGGCTCGGTCCGCAGGCGCAGAAGCAGGTGCTTGACAAGCTGGAAGGCATGAAGAAGCCGAAGAAGAACAAGTACGGCAACCGCAAGGTCGTGCGCGACGGCATCAAGTTTGATTCCGAGCGTGAGGCGGCGCGGTTTTCCGAGCTGAAAGTGCTGCGCGCGATGGGCAAGATTCGGGATTTGCGGCTGCAAGTGAATTTTACCCTCGTGGAGGGATACACAACTATCGAAGGTGAGAGAATCAAGCCGATGGTCTACCGCGCGGATTTTACTTACGAGCGGACGACCGAGCCGGACTGCAACGGCACGGTGTATTGGCTGCAAGAGGTCGAGGACGCGAAGGGCGTGAAAACGAAGGACTATCTGCTGAAAAAGAAACTGATGCAGGACAAGTACGGCATCACGATCCGCGAGGTGTGAGATGAGCTTTGAGCACTGCCATAGCTGCAAGCCGCCAACGCGGCACGTAGGCTGTCACGGCGATTGCCCGTACTATCAGGCGGATATCGCCAAGGACAACGAGGCGAAGGAAGAAGAAGCTCGCCAAACGCAGGAACGCGGTGCCTATTGGGGCGCGCGGCAGTTTAAGACGAGGCGCTATCAACGAACGAAATGAGGGAGCGAAAAAGATGAATGCAAAAGACACTGCGGAGCGGATCCGCAACCTGAGAAAAGCAAGGGGCATGAGCCAATCGCAGTTTGCCGCCATGTGTGGCATTGAGCAAGGGCAGCTGTGCAATTACGAGTGCGGGCGCATTATGCCGACTATCCCGCTGTGCGAACGTATCTGCGAAGCCGTAGGGCTCCGTGTGATCGACTTTTTGAGCGAGGATAAAGCGACGAAGGGGCCTATCCCGACCGAGCGGCGCATCGGCGAGCGTGTGAAAGCCCTGCGGTTGATGCGTGGGATGAACCAGACGGAACTTGCAGAAAAGTCCGGCGTCGCAGACAGCACGATTTCGTCTATCGAGCGCGGCGAGCGGTACGGTATAGTCACGACGTATCTCTATCTCGCAGAAGCGCTGGACGTGTCAATCGGAGAACTGTTAGGAGGTGAATGACATGAGCCGATTCGTCATGAGCAAGACCCCGTGGGAGCGCTGCGTCTATCCGGCGCTCAAGGCGGCGCTCGAAAAGACCGACTACAACCAAACGACGCTTGCCAAGGCGACGGGCATCCATGGAAGCAACATTTCGCGCTACATCAAGGGCGACGTGGATTCGACCATCAGAGGGCTGCTCGCGCTGGAAGACCTGACCGGGAAGCCGTTCCGCGAGTTATTCGGGGAATGTGAGGGGCGCCGTGGAAGGGTATAGCAATCAGCCGATTCCGAAAGAGGCGGCAAAGAAACTGTTAGCTCTCGATTTGGAAGACAAAGAAATTCTAACCTACGAAAAGCTCGACCAGTGGTACACCGCGTGGGACGGGAAGTGCTACGTGTCCTTTTCCGGCGGCAAGGATAGCACCGTGCTTGCCTATCTGGCGGCAAGATATCTGTCATCGTTTCGCACGCCGAAGTGGCCGCTGAATCTGGTATTTGTCAACACGGGGCTGGAATACCCGGAGATACAGAAGTTCGTGAATGAGTACGCCGTGTGGCTGCGGAGGGAGTTTCCCCGCGTGACCGTCAACCTACACCGTCTACGTCCGAAGATGAACATCCGGCAGGTGGTGACGAAGTACGGGTACAGCATCGTAGGAAAGGATGTGGCGCACCGGATAGAAACAGCGCGGCGTTCACCAGATAGCCGAAGTATGAAGCTATTGCGTGGGGAAGTCTTACGTGCCGATGGGGAAAAGAGCATGTACAACTGTGAAAAGTGGGGGTATTTGCTTTCGGCTCCATTTCTCATATCAGACAAGTGTTGTGGAATTATGAAAAAGTCCCCATCAAAGAGCTATGAGCACCGAGCGGATGTCAAGCCCACGACGGCAACAATGGCGGAGGAAAGTCTTCTGCGGATGCAAAAATGGCGCGAAACCGGCTGCAACGCCTTTGACGGCAAGCGCCCAATGAGCAAGCCTATGAGCTTCTGGACAGAACAAGATGTACTGCATTATCTGCAGGGCGAAAACATCCCGTATTGCAGCGTATACGGGGACATCGTGTCAAGCGACGGGGAAAATGATTATCCGTCAACGCTAATCGAAAAGCCGCTGCATTGCACGGGTTGCCAACGCACGGGCTGCATGTTCTGCGCATTTGGCGCGCACCTCGAAAAGGGTGAAAACCGCTTCGAGCGCATGAAGCACACGCACCCGAAGCACTATGAGTTTTGCATCGGCGGAGGGGCTTACGATCCTGCTGACGGGCTATGGAAGCCCAACGAAAAGGGGCTTGGCTACGGTCGAGTGCTTGACTACATCGGAGTGAGGTATTGAGATGAAGGTTTTGGTTGCCTGCGAGGAATCGCAGGAAGTCTGTAAGGCGTTCCGCGCATTGGGGCATGAGGCATATTCTTGCGACGTTCAGGAGCCGTCCGGCGGACACCCAGAGTGGCATATTCTGGACGATGCCGTGGACGTTGTCAATAGACCTGGGTTTATTACCACAATGGACGGCGCAACGCATATTGTTACTTGGGATTTGCTGATCGCACACCCGCCGTGCACATACCTCAGCAATGCAGGCGCGCGGCACTTGTGGAAAGGGCATCAACTGCAAGCGGACAGGGTAATGCTCGGAATAAAGGCACGTGACTTTTTCATGGAGTTTTATCGTGCCGATATACCGCTTGTGGCGGTTGAGAATCCTGTACCGAGTAAACTTTTTGTAATGCCGGAATACTCGCAAATTATCCAGCCATATCAATTTGGACATCCGTACACTAAAAGAACGTGCTTATGGTTGAAGAATTTACCACCGTTGGAGCCGACCAATATTGTTGAGCCGACAGCGACATGGTGTCCGAGCGGCAGCTACAGCCACAAGCATGGGGAACAGCATAAAGGTATGTTTACCACGGATAGGGCCAAAAACCGCGCAAAGACCTTCCCCGGCATCGCCAAAGCTATGGCGGAGCAATGGGGCGGAGACATTAGGGAGGACGAAGCAGAATGAACAAAGACTTAATGTTTTCATCAAGATCTGAAATGTGGGAAACACCGAAAGCATTTTTCGACGATCTCGATGAACTGTTCCATTTCACGCTGGACGCTTGCGCAACGTCAGAAAACGCAAAATGCGAACGCTATTTCACCCCAGAGATGGACGGACTGAAACAGGACTGGGACGGCGTTGTGTGGTGCAATCCCCCATACGGACGCGGCGTTGGGGCGTGGGTAGAGAAAGCGCATCGAACCGCCGAGGAATCAGACGCAACGGTTGTGATGCTGCTTCCGGCGCGGACGGATACCGCTTGGTTCCACGATTACTGCTACAACGACAAATATGCAACCATCAATTTCGTGCGTGGGAGATTAAAGTTCGGCGGAGAAAAGAACAGTGCCCCATTCCCAAGCATGGTGGTGATTTTTCGCCGACCCGCGAAAGCGCTACATTAGGGAGGCTCAGAGAGAGCTTCAAATTTTAACAAAAATCAGGAGGAATTTTCACTATGAACAACAATCAGGACTATATCGTTCGCTGCGACTCCGCAGGCGTATTTTTCGGAAAGATCAAGGAGAGAAACGGCTCCGAAGTCACCATGACTGATGTGCGTAAGCTGTGGAGCTGGGATGGCGCATGCGCTGTGGAACAGCTCGCACAGGACGGCACAAAAACACCGGGCAACTGCCGTTTTACCGTGACGATTCCGTGGATGACCGTGCTGGGAGCAATCCAGATCATCCCGTGCACGGATGCTGCATCGGTGTCGCTTCGAGGCGTAAAGGAGTGGAAGAGATGACGCTTGAGGAGAAGACCAAAGCATTCCTGACGGCAAATTCCGGCGACGGCTACGGCTCCGGCTCCGGCGACGGCTACGGCTACGGCTCCGGCGACGGCTACGGCTCCGGCTCCGGCGACGGCTACGGCTACGGCGACGGCTCCGGCGACGGCTACGGCTCCGGCTCCGGCGACGGCTCCGGCTACGGCATTAAAAGTTTCAATGGAGAACCAATCTATCGAATTGACGGCGTAAATACGCTGATTCGTTCCGTGCGCGGCAACACCGCGCATGGGGCAATCGTGAACGCCGATTTGACGCTCACACCGTGCTATATCGTCAAGCAGGGAAATGTTTTCGCACACGGCGAAACGCTGCGCGAAGCAATGGAAGCGCTGCGAGGCAAGCTTTTCAAGGATATGCCGGAAGATGAACGCATCGACACGTTTCTGCGAGAAACAGACCGCGAGAAAGCATATCCGACACAGTATTTTTACGACTGGCATCACCGTTTGACCGGCTCATGCGACATGGGCAGAAAACAGTTTGCCCGCGACCACGGTGTTGATCTCGAGCACGGCATAATGACGCTGGCGGAGTTTTTGGAGTTGACAAAAGACGCTTATGGCGGCGATGTGATCCGAAAAGTGATTAGTAAGATGCAGGAGGTGGAGTGATGGAAGATGTTTGAATTAAAACCCTGCCCGTTTTGCGGAGCCAAGGGCGTTATGCAGAGAAACGGTCACTGCTTTCGGGCATGCTGCCCAAATAGAGACTGTCCAATCGAACCGAGAACACATTGGTACCTGAATCATCTATTAGCAATCGAAGCATGGAACAGGAGGGCTGACAATGGCTGAATATATTGACCGCGCTGTTGCCGTATCACAAGCTAATTTTATACATGGCCGCTGGGACGATGTGTATGTGAGCGCTGCTACACTGATGGCAATCCCTGCCGCTGACGTTGTGCCGGTGGTGCATGGGCAGTGGATTGAAGATGAGAGTGGAATTATTATCTGCCCAAAGTGCAAACGGGGATATAACCTGATCGCTAAATTTACCAATTACTGTCCTGCATGCGGCGCGAAGATGGACGGAAAGGAGGGCGCAAATGCTGACAATCACGATTAAAGCCAACGTCCCCGCTGCTGACGCGCAGGGCATCAAGGAGCGCATCGCCATGGACCTTGAGCGCTACGGCGACGTGAAGGTCGTGAGCATCGTAAGCGACCGGGGGCGAGAAGAACAGCTACGAATGAAATAACGCCTGCGGGCGAAAAAGAAAGGAATTTTGCTATGAAAAAGTACATCGGAACGAAACTTATCGAGGCAGCACCGGCTATCCGCAAGGGTGGCAAAGTTTACGAGAAGACCCAGCCCATCCCGAGAAGCATGGATCCTGAGGAAGACGGCTACAAAGTCCGCTATCCTGACGGATACGAATCTTTCAGCCCGAAGCAGGTTTTTGAAGAGGCGTATCGACCGACTGACGGGCTGAGCTTTGGACTTGCTATCGAGGCGGCGAAGAAAGGAATGAAGATCGCACGCCGCGGCTGGAACGGTAAGAACCAGTACGTCGAGCTTGCGGAGCGTATCAGCTACGAGAACGCCGCGCACGAGGTAATTAATGCCAAGCACGAGGCCATCGGAAACAAAGCGCTTGCCTTTGTCGGCAAGTCCGGCGTACAGCTCGGATGGTTGGCCTCGCAGGCCGACATGCTGGCTGATGACTGGATGATCGTCGGGGAAGCGGTGGCCGAATGAGCATCAACATCAAGAAGTACACCAAAGAACAGATGGCGAAGATGGTGGAGGACGCGCAGGCGGAAGTGCAGAAGTTAAGGCGGGTAAACGCCGCACTGACTGTGCAGATCAGCCAAATGAACGGTGAGGCCATCACCCGCGAGAATGTGATCGCAAAGCTGAAAGCAGCCGCGGACGGCCTGCGAAACAAGCTTGCTGACACTGAGGCGGCGCTTGGGCGGGCGAATGCAGAGTTGACGTATTCTGTCACTGAAAAGAACGCGCTGCGGAATGACGTAAATAAAATGACGGATAGAGCCGCTTTTGAGCTTGGGCGTGCTGACTACGCAGAATCTCACCCGTGGCGCAACCTGTGGGCGTGGCTCAAAAGAAAGCTCAAAATGGCATAAGAAGAGGCAGGGCAAGCGCCCTGCCTCTCTTTTTGCCGTGAGGGAGAACCCCTTTCTTTTCTTTTATATTTCTTTTCTTTCGGGAGAGGGTGCTATACGCAGGATGTATCTATGTTGTGTGTATGTAACTATACAGAGGGAAGCACAGAAAGGAAAGAGAAAGTTTCCGCGCCCGTGGTGAGAAATAAAAGATGGCGTGTTACCGTCGGAAATAGGAAGCTCGGTTCCCCGAGCGGGGATAAGAATGCTGCGCGATAAGGCCGAGGACGGGGGGCTTGCAGCATAAAAAAGAAAGGCGGTGGCGGCATGGCGAAAATTGGGCATCCTCCCAAATATGCGACGGTCGAAGAAATGCAGGCCGTCATTGACCAATACTTCGAGGATTGCAAGGGCGAGCCGATTATCGGGGACGATGGGATGCCGATCCTCGACAAATTCGGGCAGCCGTTTATCATTCATCAGCGCCCACCGACGGTGACGGGGCTCGCGCTTGCGCTGGGATTTACGAGCAGACAAGCGCTGCTGAACTATCAGGCAAAGAAAGGATTCGTTGACACGGTTACGCGCGCGAAGGCCCGTATCGAGGCTTACGCAGAGGAACGCCTCTTCGACCGGGACGGTCAGCGGGGCGCGGAATTCAGCCTGAGATACAATTTCCGCTGGGTAAATGACGAGAAGAAGGAAGACGGCGGAGAGAGCGTGTGCGGCGTGGCAGAGCTGCCCGCGGTAATGCCTGTTCCGCAGGACGCGGGAGGTGATGCGAATGGCGAAGCGTAGCGTGGTATGGAAGCCGCAGCCCAAGCAGGCACTCTTTATGAGCCGCTGGGAGGACGAGGCTCTATACGGCGGCGCGGCCGGTTAGGCGGGGGGAAATCCGATGCGTTGGTCATCGAGGCATTGCGGCAGGTGGATATCCCGTATTACAAGGCGATCATCCTGCGAAAAACCTTCCCACAACTTGCCGAGCTCATTGACAAGACGCTGAACTACTACCCGCGTATCTATCCGGGCGCGCGCTACAACGGCAGCAGCCACACGTGGACATTCCCAAGCGGGGCGAAAATACTCTTTGGCTCGATGCAGTACGCAAAGGACAAGATCAAGTATCAGGGACAGGCGTATGACTTTATCGCATTCGACGAGCTGACCCACTTTACATGGGAGGAATATAGCTACCTCTTTTCCCGCAACCGACCGAACGGGCCGGGGACGCGTGTATACATCCGCAGTACGGCGAACCCCGGCGGTGTTGGGCACGGATGGGTCAAGGAACGTTTCATCACAGCAGCGCCGCCGATGAGGACCATCCGCGAGGATGCAGTCGTGCGCTTTCCAGATGGGCACGAAGAACATCGGCAGAAGAGCCGCATCTTTGTGCCGAGCACGGTATTCGACAATAAGATACTGCTCAAGAACGACGACAGCTATTTGACGCGCCTTGCGTCGATGCCGGAGGCAGAGAAGAACGCACTGCTCTACGGCGACTGGGACACGTTCTCCGGGCAGGTGTTTACCGAGTGGCGCAATGACAGCGAACACTACCGAGACCGCATCCATACGCACGTCATCGCGCCGTTTCAGGTGCCGAAGGAGTGGCCGATCTGGTGCGCCATGGACTGGGGCTATTCAAGGCCGTTTGCCATCGGCTGGTTCGCGGTCGACCAAGACAGGCGGCTCTACCACATCCGGGAATATTACGGCTGCACGGGCACGCCGAATGAGGGCGTGAAGATGGAACCGACGGCGGTGGCCCGCGAGATGAAGCGTATCGAGGCCGAAGACCCGAATCTCAAGGGGCGGCACATCTTCCGTGTGGGCGACCCCGCGATCTGGGGCACGCAGGGCACGGAGAGCATCGGTTCGCTCTTTGAGCGTGAGCGCGTCTACTTTGAGAAGGGGGACAACGCCCGTATCGATGGCAAGATGCAGCTGCACAACCGATTCGCGTTCGACGAGAACGGCGTGCCGATGCTGTATATTTTCAACACATGCAAGAATTTCATCCGCACGGTGCCGAACCTTGTCTACGACGAAAAGGATGTCGAGGATGTGAACACCGAGCAGGAAGACCATATTTACGACATGACGCGTTATGTGTGCATGGAGAATCCCATTTCGGCGCGGGAGAATAAAGCGCCGAAGCTGGTCTTGTATGACCCGCTGGACATCAATACGCCGAGCTACGACAGATATGCGTGGTTCCAACACAATTGACAGGAGGGGAAGACATGGCAGGAATGAGAAAATTCCCGCAGACGCAGCAGCAGGCCGACGCGGCTGGCGCTGCTGCGATGTTGGATGCAAAGGCAGAAGCGCCGCTTGTAGGCGCATTCCGCGACAGCGACGCGGCGATGAGCAGCGGCGCAGCCATTGGCAGCAAGGAGATCGGCGACGCCGTAGAAACGCTGCAAAAGTACAAGCAGGGCAAGAGCAACTTCGAGAATCGCATCATCAGCGAGGAGCGCTGGTGGAAGCTGCGGCATTGGGAGGATATTCGACGCGGGACGAAAGATGCGGGGGAATCACCCGAGCCTGCGAGTGCATGGTTGTTTAACTCGATCATGAATAAGCACGCCGACGCGATGGACAACTACCCCGAGCCCGTATGCCTGCCTCGCGAGCAGAGCGACGAGGAAAGCGCGCAGACGCTCTCGTCCGTGCTGCCGGTCATCATGGAATACAACGAATTTGACAGCACATACAGCTTCGAGTGGTGGGAAAAGCTCAAACACGGTGTGGCGATCTACGGCGTGTTCTGGGACAAGGAGAAAGACAATGGGCTCGGCGACATCGCTATCGAGGGCATTGACCCGCTGAACATCTTCTGGGAACCGGGTGTTGAAGACATCCAGAAGAGCCGCAACGTGTTTACGGTGGCGCTCGTCGACCGCGACATCATCGAGGACGAATACCCGCAGTTTGCGGATAAGCTCAGCGGCAGCAGCATTGAAACGGCGAAATATGAGTACGATGACACGGTGGACACGAGCAACAAGGTCGCCGTGATCGACTGGTATTACCGCAAGAAGACCTCAGACGGGCGAACGGCGCTGCACTACGCGAAGTTCATCGACGAGGAGCATATCATCTACGCCAGCGAAAATGACCCCGAATATGCGGAGGGCGGATTTTACGAAGACGGCGAATATCCGTTCGTGTTCGACGTGCTGTTCCCTGAGAAGGGCACGCCCGCGGGCTTTGGCTACACGGCCATCGCAAAGGACCCGCAGCTCTACATCGACAAGCTGTGGGGCAACATCCTCGAAACGTCGATGATGGGCAGCAAGCGCCGGTATTTCGCGAGCGAAAGCCTGAACATCAACGAAGAAGAGTTCCTTGACTGGCGCAAGCCGATCATCCACGTGTCCGGCCAGATCGACGAGAGCAGGCTCCGCGAGGTAACGACGCGCCCGCTCGATTCCATCTACGCGAATATCGTGCAGATGAAGATCGACGAGATGAAAGAAACGAGCTCAAACCGCGACGTGTCTAACGGCGGCACGTCCAGCGGTGCGACGGCTGCGGCGGCTATTTCTGCATTGCAGGAAGCGGGCAACAAGGCGAGCCGCGATATGATTTCGGCGTGCTACCGCGCGCAGACGAAGATCGTGAAGCTGTGCATCGAGCGCATGCGGCAGTTCTACGACGCAGCGCGCACTTTCCGCATCACGAATGAAATGCCTTATGAGTATGCGCAGATCGGCGTGAACGAGCTTGGCGATCAGGTGACGGGCGTGGACAGCCTCGGCAATGACCTGTTCCGCAGACCAGTTTTCGACATTAAGATCAAGGCACAGAAGAAGAACCCATTCTCCCGCGCGGAACAGAACGAGCGGGCGAAAGAGCTGTATTCGCTTGGATTCTTCTCCCCGGACAGGGCGCAGGAAAGCATGATCGCGCTCGACATGATGGACTTTGAAGGGATCGACAAGATCAAGAGCCAGGTCAACGAGGGGGCGACGCTCTACAACGTCGTGCAACAGCAGAGAGAGCAGTTGCAAAAGGCTCTCGCGGTTATCCAGCAGCTTACGGGACAGGACATGGGTGTTGGAATGGCGGGCAGCACGCAGAGTGGCGGCTCGACACGCAAGAGCGGCAGCAGCGGCGGAATTGAGAGCAAGAACGCCAACGCGCAGAGCGCACAGACACCGTACATGCAGAAGCTTGCCGAACAGTCTAAGCCGAACATGGACACGGGCAGCAGCGCGGCGATGCCGGGGGGTGTAAGTGCATGACGATGGTTCACATCGAGCACGAGATCGGCCGCTACATGATACTGTGCGAGGGCCATTCGGCGGATGAGAAGTGCTGCAATTACATTACTGGCGTGATGTATGCCTTCGGCGGCTATGTGAAGAACATGGAATCCGAGGGAGAGTGCGAGGTCTATGGCTTTGAGATAGACGAGGGGGCGCCGCGCTTCCTCGTCCACTGCGGAGGCGATGAGCGCATCGAAGCGGCATTTCTTGCGGCCTGCATCGGGCTCAAGCAGCTTGAGGCTACGAGGCCGGACGCGATCTGCGAGTGCATCGAAGAAAATTAAAAATTTTTTCTTACCCGTGGTGAGACGGAGGGAGCCACATGTTACGCTTTAAGCGTGCGAGTGGCTTCCTCCTATTCATACGCCCGCGAGGGAGGGACGGCGTTTTTCTTCATCTTTTCGCCGCTCTCCCCTCCCCTGCGGACGATGGGAAGCGCTGCACGGCCTGCACGGAGGGCCAAATATCCGCGATTTGACAAGCAGGAGGGATACCATGAACCTCAAAACCACGCTTCGCGTGATCCTGAGCCTCTTTGACGGCGGCGCTGCCGCTGCGGGAGCCGCTGCCGGTGCATCGGGCGGCGCTGAGGGGGGCGCAAGTGCACAGGGCGATACCACACAGGCAAGCTCTTCTCCCACCCGGAAGGGCAAAGCGGGCGAATACGCCAACGTCGTGTTCGGCAAGCAGGAGACACCTGACGATACGGGGACCTCTTCTGGCGAGCCGAAGGGCGAGGGCGCGAAGATGCAGCAGCACGACGCCGGGGCTGCGGAAAAAGGCGGGGAAGACCTGAAAAAGGAGTTCCTTGACCTCGTAAACGGCAAATACAAGGACGTGTACACTGCGGAGACGCAGCGCATCATCAACCGCAGATTCGGCGAAGAGAAGGCCAAAGACCAGAAGATCGCCGATTCGCAGCCCATTATCGACACACTGATGCGCCATTATGGCGTGTCGGACGGAGATATGAGTAAGCTGCGTGCGGCTTTTGAGGGCGATGCGGCGCTCAACAGCGTGCTCTACAATGCGGAAGCGGAGAGCATGGGAATGAGCGTGGAACAGTACCGCGAGTATGCGCGGATGCAGCAGGAAAACGAAGCGCTCAAACGTCAGGAAGAAGACAGGCAGCGCCAGCAGAAAGCCGACGAGACATATAACGACTGGATTCGTCAGGCGAGTGAGCTGGTCGGAACGGCGGACGCGCCGGGACAGTACCCTGACTTCGACCTCAAGCGCGAAGTTGCGGAGAATCCGCGCTTCATTGCGATGCTGCGCGCTGGCGTTCCTGTAAAAGACGCTTACGAGGTATCCCATTTAGGCGACATTCAGGCTCGCAGCGCGGCAAAAGCTGCGGCAGAGATGGAAAAGCGCGTGATGGACAACGTCCGCGCGAAAGGAATGCGCCCAAACGAGAACGGAACCACTTCCCAGCCGGGGGTCATTGTCAAGAGTGACCCGAGCAAATTCACGAAGGCCGACCGCGCAGAGATCGCAAGGCGCGTGCGGCGCGGCGAGCGCATCGTATTCTGATGCCCGCCTAATTTACCGACTGTAAGAAGGGAGACAAAACTCTATGAAGAAGTTCAAAGATATTTTCATTCTGCCCGTCATTCTGAGCCTGTTTGAGGGCCAGACGAACGTGACGACCGATTCCGGTCTCTCGGGCGAGATGAAGATCTACTACTGCGACACCCTGATCGACAACGCCGAACCCGAGCTGGTGCATGACCGCTTCGCGCAGAAGCGCAACATCCCCAAGGGCAAGGGCAAGGAGATCGAGTTTCGCAAGTATGATCCGCTGCCCAAGGCGCTCACGCCCATCACCGAAGGCGTGACCCCCAAGGGCCGCAAGCTGTCCATGACCACGCTGACCGCACAGGTCGACCAGTACGGCGATTTCGTCGAGATTTCCGATATCCTCGACCTGACCGCCATCGACAACAACCTGCAGGAAGCGACGGTGCTGCTCGGCTCTCAGGCGGGCCGCACGCTCGACACCATCACCCGCGAGGTCATCAACGGCGGCTCCAACGTCCAGTACGGCGAAGGTCAGGTGACGGGACGCCATCTGCTCGTTGGCGGCGAGGCCACGGGCAACCACTATTTCACGGTGCGTGCCGTCCGCAAGGCGGTTCGCTTCCTGAAAACCATGAACGCCCCTCGCTACGAGGGCTCCTACTGGGCAATCATTCACCCTGACTGTTCCTACGACATTCAGGATGACCCTGATTGGAAGCGCCCGCACGAGTACAAGGACACCAGCAACATCTACGACGACGAGATCGGCAAGATCGCGGGCGTCCGCTTCATCGAGACGACCGAAGCGAAGGTGTTCCACGCCGACGACCTGACCGAGGGCGCACGCGACCTGACCGTCAAGAGCGCATCCGGCAAGGTCCTGACCGTAAACGAGGTCATCACCACTGCCGACGCCGCAAAGCTGGCGGGCCGCGAGGTCGTCATCGGTGGTGCGCTCCTTGAGATCGAGAGCGCCTCGGCTGCGGCTGCTGGCAGCGCGACGATCACGCTGAAAGAAGCGCCTGCTACCACCCCGACGGCGTCGACCGCCATCTATCCGGGCGAAGCCGGTGCGAAGGGCCGCAACGTCTACTCCACCCTCATCATGGGCGCGGAGGCTTACGGCACGACCGAGCTGACCGGCGGCGGCCTTGAGCACATCGTCAAGCCGCTCGGCTCTGCCGGTACGGCTGACCCGCTGAACCAGCGTGCAACCGTCGGCTGGAAGGCAACCAAGGTCGCCGAACGTCTGGTTGAGGCGTATATGATTCGAGTGGAAACGACTTCCACGTTCGATGAGACCCCGCTGACCTAACCACCAAGGGGGCGGCTGTGAACGCCGCCCCCGCCACTGAAACGGAGGAAAGACCGATGAGCGAAGCAAAGAACGCCGTTGCGGCTGTGAACGCCGATCGCGCGGGCGAGGAGTACGTCAGCGTCCGCCTGTTCAAGGACAGCGGCAAGTACAAGGATGACCTGCTGGTGTGCGTGAACGGCGAAAGCTGCCTGATCCAGCGCGGTGTGACCGTGCAGGTCAAGAGAAAGTTCCTGTGGGCCATCCAGAACCAGATGAGACAGGATGCCTCGACCGCAAATCTCATCCAGACGATGAGCAGCGACTACGTTGAGAGCGCGAAGGCCCATAACGCGTAAGTGAATACGACCGCGAGACACGAAAAATGAGTTGCGACACGGCGCAGCAAGGGACGAAAAAGTCGCTCTTGCTGCGCCGTTTTCCATAAGAGAGGTGACAATATGGTTATTGAAAATGCCTATGCGCTCGAAGAGATCAAGCTCGGGCGCAGGGGAGAGAATCAGGCTCGCAAGGTCGTCTTTGACGTGCTGGGAAAGTGGCGCGAGGCCTATGGCGATGGCGTGGCGAGCCTGATCGTGCAGCGAAACGGCGATGCGCAGCCGTATCCCGTGACGGTGACGGAAGATGACGGCGCGCTCGTGTGGCTGGTATCGAGCGTTGATACGGCGGTGGCCGGTGAGGGCGCGGCAGAGCTGCGCTATACCGTGGGCGATACCATTGTGAAGAGCCAGATATATAAAACACGCGTGCGCGAAACGCTGGAAGACAGCGGAGAGACGCCGCCCCCGGCCTATCAAAGCTGGGTCGATGAGGTTTTGCAGGCGGCGGCGGATGCGGAGACGGCGGTTTCCAAGATGCCCTACGTCGACGAGACCACGGGCAACTGGTTCAAGTGGGACGCCACGGCAGGCGCTTTTGCCGACACGGGCGTTGCCGCGACCGGACCGCAGGGCGAAGTCGGCCCCAAGGGCGACACCGGCGATCAGGGGCCCAAGGGCGAGACTGGGGCAACTGGCCCCAAGGGCGACACGGGCGCAACCGGCGCGCGAGGCCCCAAGGGAGAGACCGGCGCAACCGGTGCGACGGGGCCGCAGGGCCCCAAAGGTGAGACCGGCCCCCGCGGCCCGCAGGGAGAGCAGGGTATTCAAGGCGAGACCGGCCCCGCTGGCCCACGGGGTGCGAAGGGAGACAAGGGCGATGCCTTTACCTATTCCGACTTTACGGCGGCACAGCTCGCCGCGCTGAAAGGCGACAAGGGCGATACCGGCCCCAAAGGAGAGAAAGGTGGCACCGGCGCGACCGGACCGACCGGCCCCGAAGGCCCGCGCGGCCCACAGGGCGAACAGGGTCCGCAGGGGCAGACCGGCCCGCAAGGCGAGCAGGGCCCCGCTGGCCCCAAGGGGGAGACCGGAAGCGGCTTCAAGGTGCTGGGCTACTACGGCACAAAGGCTGCGCTGGACGCCGCGCAGAAAGCGACCGCAGCGGCAGGAGATGCCTACGGCGTGGGCACGGCAGAGCCCTATGACATCTACATTTTCGACGGCATTACCGGCGAGTTCGTCAACAACGGCCCCTTGCAGGGCGCGAAAGGCGACACGGGGCCCGAGGGCCCGCAGGGTCCGAAAGGCGATCCCGGCGAGATGGGCCCTCAAGGCCCTGCCGGGGCGGATGGTGCCCCGGGCAAGGATGGAGCAAAGGGCGCGGACGGCCTGCCCGGGAAAGACGGCGCAGACGGTGTGCCTGGTAAGGACGGGACAAACGGACGCGACGGCGTGACGTTTACGCCTGCGATGAGCGCGGCAGGCGATCTCTCGTGGACGAACGACGGCGGCAAGGCGAATCCTGAGACCGTGAATCTCAAAGGCCCGAAGGGCGACACGGGCGCGAAAGGCGAACCCGGCGCAAAGGGCGATCCCGGCGAGAAGGGCGCGGACGGCGCTCCCGGCAAAGACGGAGCCAAGGGAGACAAGGGAGACACCGGCGATCAGGGCCCGCAGGGCGTGCAGGGCGTGGCCGGTCCGGCTGGTGCGAAGGGCGCGACCTTTACCCCCGCTATGTCCGCGGCGGGAGACCTGAGCTGGACGAACGACGGCGGGCTCGATAATCCCGCGACGGTCAACCTCAAAGGCCCCAAGGGGGACCGGGGCGAAAAGGGGGAGCAGGGCGAGAAAGGCGCGACCGGTGCGACCGGCCCGCAGGGCCCCGCAGGCCCCGTCAATATCCCATCCACCACCTCTCTTATCAAGGGCAACGGCTCGGGCGGGTTGGTGGCGGCGACGCGCGGAAGCGACTACATTGCATCCGGCAACATTGTCAAGCAGACACTGGTGAACGCTGAGACCACGCCCACCGAGAACTACGCCATCAACTGGCTGTACGGCTAAGGAGGGGCGGAGATGGAGATTTACATCAAAGACGAGCGCGGCGAGAAGCACAGGGTCAAGGCTATGTACGTTTTCAAGGACGGTGCGCCTGTGCACATCAAGGAAGGTACGCCGCTGCACTACGCCGTGACCGAGTACGCGCGGCTACGCGGGTTGCCTGTGGAGGTGCGCGCATGAGCCATAAGACCCTCATCAATGGTACGGCCTACGAAGTAAAGGGCGGGAAATGCCTCGTCAATGGCACTGTGTACAGCATCAAGAAGGGCAGGACGCTTATCGGCGGGACGGGGTATGATATCACGTTTGCGCCGTCCTACGACCCTGTGTTTGCCAACAATACGTGGGAGCAGATCATCGCAGCGTGCCACAATAACGAAGTGCCGGACACGTGGAAGGTGGAAGACCAGAAGCCCATGACCATCAACGGCATGGACTACCAGATCGACATCATCGGCAAAAACCACGACACCTACACTGCGGGCGGAAAGGCACCGCTGACCTTCCAGCTGCACGACTGCTACGCGGACACAAAGCAGATGAATAGCTCCGACACCAGCAAGAGCGGCTGGACGAGCTGCGCCATGCGGCAGACGCACTTGCCTGCCATTCTGGCGCTGATGCCGATAGAAGTACAGAACAGCATCCGGGAGGTGAATAAGCGGACAATGTTGAGCAGCAGCATCCGCCCAAAAACCACGGCGGACAAGCTGTTCCTGCTGAGCGAGATCGAGATTTTCGGCAGCGTCACTTATTCCTATAAGGGCGAGGGAACGCAGTACGACTACTACAAGGCGGACAACAACAACAAAAAAAAGACCCGAAACGGCATCAATGCCGACTGGTGGGGGCGCTCTCCGGATAACAGCAACTCCGAGAAGTTCTGCCTTGCCGGCCTCAACGGCATCGCCGACGCCGACTACGCGAGCGAGGAGCTGAGCGTGTCCTTCGGCTTCTGTTTCTAAGGAAAGGACTGATATTCATGGCAATCTACATCAAAGTCAACAACACCGAATACCCCGCAGAGATCAACGGCAACCCCAAAGACCGCTCGTGGGGCGAGCGCGACACCAAGGCCATCACACTCACGATGACCTCCGCCGAGGTCGCGGCGCTGCTGCCCGACAACACCCCGTGGAGCATTGTGCAGCGCGACATGGTGGACGTGTTGGACGAGCAGGGCAAGCCCACAGGCGAGACCAAAGAGGTCGTCAACGAGTACGACAACAGCGAGTACAGCCTTGCTGGCGACATCACTGACCACCGCAATGGTACGGTGAGCGTTAAGATGGGAAAGCCCACGGAATCCGAGCTTTCGGAGGCGACCGTTACGGCGCTGGTCGGCCAGAGCATCACGCCGCAGCGCGCGGCAAGGCTGCGACCGATGATCGAACAGGCTGCAAAGTCCTTTACGGATGCAGAGGCAGCTAAGTCTCCTGAGTTGGTTGCGCGGTGGGCAGACCACATCGGTGAAGCGGTCGCACCGGGAGACCGCATGAGTGACGCTGACAATAACGGCGTTTTACACGTGTATCGCGTCAACGATGGCCACGGTCACACTACTCAGGCCGACTGGCCTCCGCACAGCACTCCTGCACTGTGGACTATCATTGACATCGAGCATGCTGGTACTCAAGATGACCCGATTCCGGCCGCTCGTGGTATGGAGTACACTTACGGTCTTTACTACAAAGACCCTGAGGACACTAAGCTGTACCTGTGCGAGCGCGTGGGAGAGGCAGCGGGCGGGAAGATCGTCTTGCAGTATTTGCCGCACGAGTTGGTGGGGCAATATTTCATGGAGGTCTAATGTATGAAAATGCTGAAAGCGATCCGTGACGCGGACGCGCTGCGGCCTAACAAATTGAGCACGCCGCGCAAGGCGGAAATTCTCATGGTGCTTGAGCACCGAATTGCCGAGATGATGGGGGCGGAAGCCCCCGCCATCAAAGTGAGCGTGGAGGATGACACCGCGAGCGTCGAGGATATGGAATTGCTGCTGCCGGACGGGCACAACGAGTGTTACCACCTATATCTGGCAGCGCAGCTCGACGCCTACAATCAGGACAGCGCGCTCTATGCCAACGACCACGCCATTGCCAACGAGGCGGTGGCCGATGCTATGGCATGGTGGCGGCGCGAGAACCGAAAAGAGAGCAAGGGCAACTGGAAGGTGTGATGACAAGTGCCGACGACATTTCAGCTGGTGGAGACGACTTTCCCGAATGGGGAAGGCAAAGACACGCAGGAGCAGATCAACGGGGTCTATGACTACCTTTTCGTGCTACTCGAACAGCTGCGGTATACGCTCTTCAATCTGGATGGGAGCAACATCAATCAGAATGCACTGAGCGAGTTTATCAAGGATATTTCCGAGCCGATCTACGCAAAAATCGCAGATACGGACGAGAATGTAAATGAAATTTCCATTACAGCGAAAGGATTAGATGCTCGACTTAGCGACGCCGAGGGGAACATCACGCAGCTCGGCGTGACGGCGCAGGGCTTGCAGGCGAGCATTTCGAGCCTTGACGGCAGCGTGACGAACCTGACGGCGGATGTCAACGGACTGCGCACGCAGGTGAGCGGGAAGATCGACGGCACGGCGGCGCAGACGCTCATCGACCAGAACTTGAATCAGATCACGTTGGCGGCAACGAGCGGCAGCAACGGCACAGTCTTTGCGCTGAACAAAAACGGCGTGCAGATCGCGAGCACGGGGACCATCGATCTACACGTCAAGGCAGTCAACATCGACGGCACGCTGACGGCGGGTGCGCTGCGCGGCGGGAGCGTGAGCCTGCTGGCCGGAGATACCCCTGTCGGCAGCATGGATCTTGCCTACACGGGCACGGGGCAGGTCGGCGTCGGTCTGACGGCGACCTATGGTGGCATGAAGATGCACGCAGCGGGAAATATCTTTCTTGAATCCGAGCTGGGGCCGTTTGCATTGATCGGAAAAGACGATGCCAGCGACTACCCTGTCGTCTCGCTCGGCGGCGGCTATCTGGTACTGAGCGGCAACTACATGTTCGGCGCTTCGCCGCCAAGTGCCGCGCCGTATGGTACGGTGTTTTTCCTTGAGGAGTGAGAGATGGCGAGCTTTTATTGTACGCTGTCACCGGTCGACGGAGACGGGACACAGCTCAGCGTCTACGCACGGTTTACTGGCGGCGCGTCGGATTACACGTATAAGCGCTCAATCGACATCCGCATCACGGGCATCGGGACGTTCTCGTTCGATTCGAGCGAGGTCGGCGGTGGGACGAGCACCTTTGTCGGCACGATAACAGGGCTATCGCCGGGGACGACATACGAATGGATATGCAACATGTACTACTGGGGCGGATCGTGGATCGTCTCAGATTACAGCGATTCCGGCACGGCAACGACGTACAGCGGCGGCGGCAGCGGAGGCAGCGCGAAGGCGGTCATCAACGTCGGGACGTATTATAACCCAAACTGGAAGAGATACCGTGCGATCGTCAACATTGGGACGTATTACAACACAAATTGGCTATCGGTTCGACCGGTCAACAATTACGGGAGCTATTCGCAACCCAATCGGAGGTAAAGAGCATGAATGAAAAGATCAAGCAGGAAGCGGCGCACGCGATGCGCCTGATCGGCATTTTGAACGTCAAGGGTGATGCCGTCGACGTGGTGGCAGCGGTGCGCCAGTCGCTTCGCAATATCGTGACGATCTGCGATGCGACAGAAGCCCCGGTGGGCGAGGAAGGCGATACGCAGGGCGAAGCAAGGGGAGCGGTGAAAGATGAGACTGCCTGAGATCACGGCATATACGAACCGGCGCGTGCAGCAGGAGAAATTCGGCGGCATCAACCACACATTCGGCGCGGCGGGCGGCGAGCTCTACGACATGAAGAACCTGTCGGCGCGATACTTCCCGCTTCTTGCTCCCCGTGCGCGGCGCTATACCGTCCGCAAGGGTATGGGCAAGGCAAACGGCATTTTCAGCGCAGGCAAACTCTACGAGGTATACGGAACGAAGCTCTACATCAACGGCGAAGAGAAGACGATAGTCGCAGATAGCGAAAAGACTTTCTGTGCACTTGGCGAGCGCGTGCTCATCTTCCCCGACAAGATCGTGTGCGAAAAGGACGGCACGATCAAGCCGATGGAGGCGAGCTACGCCGCGGCGGGGCTGAAATTCGGGAATGGCACGTATGCTGACGAAAAGGCGGCAGCAAACAGCATCACGACGACCGGCGCGGCGTTCCCGTTCAACGTGGGCGACGCCGTGACGATCTCGGGCTGCACAAAGGAGACCTACAACAACCGCACACCCATCATCCGGGAGATCAGCGAGGACAAAAAGACGCTGCGCTTTTATGAAAACACCTTCCGCCTGCCCGACGGGCAGGAAAGCATCACGGAGCCTGGAACAGTCACGCTCAATCGCAGCGTGCCCGACATGGATTTTGTCTGCACGAACGAGAACCGCGTGTGGGGATGCAAGGGCGACAGCATCTTTGCTTCAAAGCTCGGCGACCCGTACAACTGGAACGTGTTTGACGGGCTCTCCACGGATGCGTTCAGCGTGGAGAGCGGCACGGCAGGAGCGTTCACGGCGTGCGTGAGCTATCTTGGCTACCCGTGCTTTTTCAAAGAAGACAAAATATTCAAGATGTACGGCACGGTTCCGACAAACTTCCAACTCATGTCAAGCGCGGTGCTCGGTGTGATGAGGGGCAGCCACAAGAGCCTCGCCGTGGCGGGGGAAACGCTCTATTACCTCTCAAAGGTCGGCATCATGGCGTACAGCGGCGGCATGCCGCGCTGCATCTCCCACACGCTGGGCGACGATGTGCGCCTCTCTGACGCGGTGGGAGGGAGCGACGGCCTCAACTACTACGTGAGCCTGAAAGAGGATGGCAAGGCGGCGTTGTACTGCTACAGCAGCGAGAACGGCGTGTGGCATAAGGAAGATACGCTTGCCGTGGTGCAAATGGCCTATTCGGGCGGTATCATGGCCTTAGTAGACGGTGGGTGCGTGCTGCTGGGGAATCCGGCAGATATCCCGACCGGCGCAACACGCGAGGGCGCTGTTATTAGCGAGGCGGAGTTTGCCGACTATGACGGCGGCTCATTCGACGCGAAGCACGTGCAGCGCGTTCGGGCGCGGCTGGAATGCGAAAAGGGCGCAACGGTCGTGTTCCTTGTCAAGTTCGACGGCGGCGCGTGGGAAGAGGTCGACCGCTGCGGGGCACAGGAGAAAGACGTTTTCACTCTCGACTGCCCGATCCGCCGCTGCGACCACTTTAGATTAAAAATCAAAGCCACAGGAGAATACCGGCTCTATGCGCTCGAGTACGAATACGTGACGGGCGGCAGAAAGTGAGGGGACAATGGCAGACAATTTCAAACACAAGAATACAGACCTGACGCTCATCAACGATTCGGGGGACCTTGATCTCATCCGGCAGTATACCGAGGCATACAACAAGGCCTATGCCGAGGGAGACAAGGCGGGCCAGCAGGCGGCGCACGACGCAGCGGAGAAAATCCGCGCGAAGTACGACTATTCCGGCGGCGTGGACGGCAGCGAGTACATCAAACTCGGCACGGGCGCGAGCCCTGCAAAGGCTGACACGAGCTGGCTCGAT